ATGAATGATTTCAAACCACAGGAAGCGCACAATTGGGTGACCAGTGTGGTTGACCAACTGTGGAATCTGTTTGAGAACGATTTGATCGAAGAAGAGCTGGCACGACGGCAGAAGCAAGCCAGCCAAAAGCAATAACCATTTGCTGGGAAAGCTTGGCCCCCACCTTCCAGGTAAGTACCAGCACAAATTTACATGAAGCTGATTGAACGAACACCGAACACGGAAGGCAAGAAAACAGCCTGTGTAAGTCGGTATGGCGCATGGGGTGATGCGGTGCTGTGTTCCCCCATCTTCAGAAAGCTGAAGGAAGACGGCTACTACGTCATCTTCAACTGCTCTGAGCGATGCTACGAAGTGCAGCGGCATAACCCGAACGTTGACGCCTTTCTGCTGCAACAGACGGAAGAAATACCCAATACGGAGCTGCCGAAGTATTGGGAAGGGTTAGCGAAGAAGTACGACCGCTTCATCAACTTAAGCGGTTCTGTGGAAGGAAGGCTGCTGGCCGTGCCCTGGAGACAGGAATACGGCTGGTCCAAGCTCCAGCTCCACAACGCCATGAACAAGAATTACATGGACACTACGATGGAGGTTGCTGGATATCCAGAGGCGAAAGGCATCAATCCAGATTTACATTTCAGTGAGAAAGAAGAGAAGTGGGTTAAGGAATTCAGGTCTAGCATCAAAGGGTTTCTTGTCGTCTATTGCCTATCAGGTTCGTCGCATCACAAGACTTATCCGTACGCTGATAGTGTTATTCAAGCAATCGTAGAAGGCATACCGGAAGCAACGGTAGTGCTGGTGGGTGAGGCAGGGTGCAGAGGCATCATTGATCCCCATCCTCGTATTCTGGACAAGTGCGGTAATTTAGGCATTCGTAAGTCGTTCCTCCTCACCAGAGAAGCGGACTTGGTTATCAGCACCGAGACATCTATAGCGAATGCCAGCAGCGCCTTCGATACACCAAAGATCATCCTGCTGTCACACAGTTCAGAAGAAAATTTAACGAAGTATTGGAAGAACTGCTTCACCGTCTTTCAGCCTGTGAGCTGCTATCCCTGCCACAAGCTGCACTATTCACGCAAAAGCTGCCCCCTGGAAGAAACCACCAATATGCCGGTTTGTGTGGCGTTACTTCATCCAGCGAAGATTTTAGAGAAGGTTGAACAAGTTTACGCACATTGGAAGTCAGGAGTAGAGAATGAGCATACCAGCACAGCCAACGCCCACAACGATAGTCACTGAGGCGTGGAAACTTTTCGGTAAACGTACCCCCACCTCCGCCGACATCACCCGCGCCATTGATTATGGCTTGGAGATGGTGAAGAGCGATTTGAAGGATTTAGGTCTTGAGTGGGACCCCCTGCGTACCACAGCGTACCTTCCGTGCACTGTCGGCGTTAGCTACGTGCAGCTCCCTACGGATTACGCCAAGGCTATTTCCGTGAAGGTGCTGGACGGTTCTCGCAGAGGGACGGCACAAGCTGCTGCCTCCACTACTCTCACGTTGGCGGCTGATGATACTGGTGGTTCTGAGACGGTGGGTAAGTGGGTGGTGATTACCTCTGCCACCGCTGGTTCCGGCCAGGCTCGTCAGATTAAGTCATACGACAGTTCCACGAAGGTTGCCACGCTTGAATCTGCTTGGACCACCACCCCTACGGGCACGATTGTCTATCTCGTCGTCGATGAGCACAAAGAGATTGATTATAAAACCACGTTCGATTTGAACTCGGTGACCAATCCAGGCACTCCTGGCAAACCCACCTTAGCGGCTACCAAAGGCGATGCTGCTGAAGGCGACCTCTACTTTAACAAGGCTCCAGACAAGGTGTACGGGATTGAGCTGGAATACTACGCCGACATCCTGAAGATTGACGTAGACATCAATACTTCTACCCTCTACAACCGCCTTCTCCGTTTGTTCAACGGTTTATTCATTCAAGGCGTGTTTGTGTGGTGCTTGCAGGACGACAGCCGATACGGCATTGAGCGTCAAATTTACGAGAAGAAGAAAGCTCAGACGGCTGCGCTGTATCTATATCCGCACAACATTCAGCATCTCAGCTCCGTTCTGGACTATCCGTAATGTTTATTGGAGAGCGATACGTCATACCGCTGAACGGTTCCTTCAACGGGAACGACGACCTCAGCAACATTCCTGCTGGACAGTTTAGCGACGAAAGCCGCAACGGCAACATTCACAATGGTGGTTTTGAGAAAAGAGGCGGCACGCAGCCAGTAGGCAACCAGATTGCTGCCAGCTTGGAAAGCTTGGGCGGTGGAATGCTGGTTAAACGGTCCACCAACACCCGCCATATCTATTTCGCTGGTGCTGATGGGGCTGTGTATCGAGATGGAGTGTCCATTCTTTCTGGCCGCTCTACGACGGCTAAAACTCACTTTGTTCCGGCTGATGACAAGATGTTCATTCTGAATGGCGTGGATGCCGTTAAGGTGGACACAGGATCAGCTGTAGCCACCATCACCTCGCCTAACGCTGATTGGACTGGCAGCACTCATCCTAAGAAGATGACCATCCATACCAAGGGTGGCAGCAGACGGGCTGTGTTTTGGGGCGTGGCTGGTAAGGAAACAACGGCTTACATCAGCAGCACCGGCGACTTCCAGGTAGCTACGGGCGGCACCTCCACCACTGTCGTCGTGGATTTTCGTCACGGTAGCGGCATCATCGACTGTGTGTCGAAAGATGGCGTGCTGTGGTTTCTAGGCAAGGAAGAGACGTTCTATTTAGACGATACGGATGCTGATACCGCTAATTGGGGTGTAGTGAAGGCCAGCTTCAAAGGCGGTGTGGCAAGCCCTCGCCTCACCTGCCAAGCCGGTAACTTCATCTTCGCCATGACAACGGACGGCGATATTTACGAAGTGCAGACGGCTGAGCAGCTGCGGGACTTCAAAGAAGCTTCCATCACCAGACCGTTCTTCATTCATAACTGGATACGGCGTAACGTTGATCTTACGTCCATCGCCCACTTCCACATGAACGATGAGCCGAAAACCCGTTCTCTCCGAATTTTCATGCGTCGTACTGGCGTGTCGTACAACGACGTTTGTCTGGTGTACTACTACGACCTTCAGATGTGGGCACCGCCTCACGACGGTCGTGACAACAGCTCCACCAACGGTACAGGCTACAAAGCAGCGGCTTCCTTTCCTGCTGAGGACGCCAACATGCAGCAGCGTCTGTACACGCAGGATTACAACGGGCGTACTTGGGAGATTGAGAGTACCACCAAGACCGATAATGGCAACGCCTATACAGCGGTGGCGGCTACGGGTTGGAGTGACTTTGATTTAGAGGGTGTGGAGAAACGCTACCCCTACGGCATCCTCGCCTATCGTTCGCTAGGTGACTATCAGGTTGACATCCAGTGGTTCATTGATGGGGCGCAGCAAAGCAGCCAAACCGTCAGCCTCTCCTCTTCCTCCGCTGTACTCGGTGGGTTGGTCCTAGATACCGATACCCTCGCCTTGATCGGTACAGAAGAAGTGGAGTTTGAGCTGGGTGAGGTTGGCCGAAAAATCCGAATGCTTATTTCTAATGATGGTGCAGGAGAAGATTATCTCCTCTCTCACCTAATTTTCCCGTTCTTAAACAGAGGAGTGCGAAGAAAGTAATGGCGAATCCGTACACGGAATACCTCGATTTTGATGCTGACGGCTACGTTCGCGTGGGCTGCATGAAGTGCAACATGACGGTGGCTACCAGACGACGTGGCAGACTGGTTCACATGACGCACTCACGCAGGATACAGATGAAGTTGGCGGATAACACCTATTGCAACCTCATCCTCTGCGAACAGTGCGTACCGACGATTACCGAAGCAGATTTTGATGCGTTACAGAAAACCCAGCGGTGGGGTTGGGTGCGTGAAGCGGAATGGAAGTTCACTGAAAGCGGCAAGCTTCTGGACAGAGCGGCGTACGGCTTTGTTCGCAGACGCTTTGACATTAAGGACGGTGAGCCTCTGTTTCCTCTTCGCGTGTTGAAGAAACTATTCGAAGGCAAGAATTTCGAAGGGAGAATGTAAATGTCGTATCCACCCACACTGCATAAAACCTACACGGCTGGTGAAACTCTCACCGCGTCAGACCTGAACAGCTCGTTACAGGACATTCAGGATGCCGCCATACCGGAGGATATTGATGATTTCTCCGTGAACACGGCGGAGATGCAAACCACCGCTGACCCCTATCCGGCTGCTTCCCCCTCCCTCGCTACCTCTTTATCGGAAGAAATAGCTCGCATCCGCTACATTCTGAAACAAATCACTGGTAAGTCACAGTGGTACATTGACTGTGCCGCCATTGGTTCTAAGGGTGCGGATGTGGCAAGCGGCGCAGCTCTTACGCTGGGCACGGACGGCGACTTCTTTGACATCACTGGCACCACCACCATCACCTCCATTGGGACGTTGGGTGTGGGTAGCAAAATCACCCTCCAGTTCGACGGTGCCCTTACCCTCACGCATCATGCCACTGATCTTGTTCTTCCTGGTGGCAAGAGCATCATCACGATGGCGGGAGATGTGGCTGAATTCCGTGAGTACGCTTCTGGTGACTGGATACTGACCAACTATACAAGGAACAAGGCGGAACTCCAGAAGGGTGCTGACATCGCTTCTGCTGCTACTTTGACCCTCGGCAACGATGGCGATTTCTTCGACGTCACCGGCACCACAACCATCACCGCCATTTCAGAGCGTTACATTGGTGCACAGGTGACATTACAGTTTGACGGTGCGTTGACGCTCACCCACCACGCCACGGACCTCATCCTGCCAGATGGACGGAACATCAGAACAGCGGCTGGCGATATTGCGGTGTTTCGGCAGTATGCCGCTGGTGACTGGCATCTCGTCTCCTACAACCGTGGAGCGCAGGGTGACCGAAGAGTACATGCCTGGGCGCGTGTGGCTCAGACGGGCGGTGCTTTTTCTCTGCTGGATAGCGAAAACGTGTCGGGTTTAACGGATGACGGTGTGGGTCTCTACACGCTCACCTTCTCCGTAGCAGCGGCTGGTAACGTGGCGGCAACAGCCATCATGGAACATAACGGAACCTTCGGTTTAATCGCCATTAATTCAAATACAGCGTCAGCCTTGCAAATGCGTATCACCGATACGGCTGACAACCTCGGCGACAAGAACACTATTTCTGACGTGATCGTGTGTCAGGCGGGAGCATAAGATGATTAAGCGAGTGTTTATCAAACCAGACGGCAGTGTACGCATCGCGCACGCTTGCATGAAAGGAAAGCCTGAAGGCATGTCGGATAGAGATTGGGCCGTTGAGCAGTTCGAACGAATTATACAAGCGGACGCCAGCTTACAGGGCCTGCCCTTCTCAGATGTGGACGAAAGCGAGCTGCCGCAGGACAGAGAGTTCAGGGACCAGTGGCGGATGAAGGCTGGTAAGGTAGCCGTTGATCCCATCCTCGAAACCGAGGAACGCTGGAAACGCATTCGTGCGGAACGCAACAGACTTTTGGATGAATCGGATAAGGCCCTCGCACGCGCCATGGACCTCAATGAGAACGTGGCTGCGCTTAAAGCCTACCGTCAGGCGTTACGGGATATCACAGAACAGCCGAACCCTAAGAACATCTCCTGGCCTAAGAAGCCTAACTAGAGGAAACCATGGCATTTTCCAACGACGAACAATTACTGAATGACATCAACCTGAGCAGTATCAAGGAATACGCTCAGTTCATCGCCCAGCTTCGCCCTCTTCTCTTGCAGGAAAGCGGCTTCACTGAAGTGTCCAATCCTGAATTCCAGCAGGGTTTGCTTGAACGTCAGGCTAAGGTTTCGTCCATTTCGCAGCGGATTGATGACCAGCTGAGTGCTCAGAAAAATTCGGACGGCACGCCCAAGTTCACCCGTGAGCAGATCGTCAACGCCATTAATCAAAGCCCCGAAATTCAGGCCGCTATTCGTGAGGTAGAGGCGTACAAGGCCAACACCCCAGCACATCGTTTAGAGAAAACACCAGAGCGTAAAGCCCTGGAAGAGAGATTTAAGAAGCTGGAAGAGCAGCAGCTGGCCCTCACAGAGCAGCAGCTGGAACGTCAGCAGAAGGCGCTGCGTGGCGAAATACCCATGTCTGAGACGCTTAAGAAGCAGGCTGCGGATGAGTTCAATGTATTCAAAGAGCAGCAGGCCAGAGCTGGCAACATCATCATTGGCGACAGCTACGAAACAGCGGTTGGTAAGGGCGATGCCGCCATTAAGAATCTCTCGGCCTACAAAGACCGTGTGACGGCAGCGAAGGAACGTGAGCTTCAGGCCATCATTCATGGCGAAACACCGCTGGCTTATGGCGGGTTTGAGCTGGCTTCTGGTGCTACGGGCAGCAGGGCGTACTCCATGCCTGGTTTCCCTGACATTGGCGGTCTTTCTCAGCTGACGTTAGGCGCACAGCAGCCTTTCCAGTTCAATCGACAGTTGCAGTACAACTACGACGCTCTTCAGGCCCAAAAGTCTGAGAACAAAAAGAATCGTAGAGCGCAGATGTTGTCTGGTGGTTTGCAGTTGGCAGCGATGCTTCCCTTCGCCTTTGGAGGCGCGGGTGCTGCTGGAGCTGCTGGTGGTGCCTTTGGAGGATATGCAATTGGAGGTGGGCGTACATGGAATCCCTATGCGCGTCCACCTATGTAAGGAGCGATTATGGCTGAATATACAGATCCATTTTCAGGCGTAGCGAGAGGACTTCAGCAAGGGCTGGAGTTACGGAATGAGCGCGTCAAAATGAAGATGTTGCAGCAGCAAGAGATGATGAAGCAGGGCCAGGCGGCGTACGAGAAGGTAGTTAAAGAACGCGATTTCGCTGCGAGTAAGATGGCGGAAAAGGGTATTTCCCCCACCTTGCGAGAGTACTACCACAACGTATTTGCTGCGGCTCAAAAGCAGATTATGCCTGACATTCCCATTCCTGCCCTCAAGGACATCACCCCCGAAGATGAGAAGGCTGTCATTGAACTCGGAGGAATATGGAGTGATAAGACCGCTGACGTTAAAGCGAAACGGGCAGCTACGAATCTGTTGGTAGCAAGAATGCTCCCGAAGGTGTCCGATCCTGGTGAGTTTCTGTCAACTGTTGAGCGGGTTATTCAGCAAAACGTCGCTCCTGAGAAGGAAGCTTTGGAAACAGACCTTAAGGTTCGTGGTTTAGAAGTCAGAGAGCAGAGCGTGGCGCAGCGTGAACAGCAGCTGGAGCTGACGAAAGAACAGGTGTTGGAACGGCTGCGTAACGACCTGGATAAGGGCATTGACCCCGACTCCTTCTTTGCGAAGCACGGTGAGATGCTTAGCCGTATATCTGGTGGCCTCATTCCTGCGCCTTCCAGCCGAAAGATCGAAACGCAGAAGCAGCGCAAGGAAACCATTGAAAGGCTGAGCGGAAACAAACCCGCTAAACAAGAGCAGTCGTCAGACGGCACTGAGTTTGTTAACGACGGCAAGAAAACTTACAAGCTTCCAGCAAATCAGATTGAAGCCTTCCTAAAGTCGGAAAAGGGCAAAGGATTTAAGCGTGGCAAAGCCAATTCAACGACAGCCTCAACCAGAGGTTAAGTTTGACCTACAGCCGGTAGATGACGAGCAGTTTGATCTACAACCGGTTGATGACGAACAGTTCGACCTCCAGCCAGTAGAAGGCGAGGTGAGCGAACCCAGCACACCATTGCTGGAGCAAGCAGTGGATGCTGCTAATGCTGTTACAGGTGCTATCGGTAAGGTAGTTAAGCCCGTAATGGACTGGCACGCTGATGTGGTGGAACGTCAGGAAGCTGGCATGAAGAAGGCTGGTATTCCTGCTCACGACCCATCTGATGATTTTAAGAACGCTTACAATCGAATTCATAAGGAAGCAGATAAGTTAGGAGAAGCTGCGGCCACTGGACTGGCGCAATCCGGTGTTAATCCTACCTTGTCTGCTTCTGTCGGCTTTGGCATCCAGTCCATCCCCACCCTCCTAGAAGCTATTGCTGTGGGTGCACCCGCCATTAAGAAGCTTCCCAAGGACAGCTTTACAGCGGCGGGTGAGCGGGTGGCTGAAATAGTGAAACGTGCCACTCCTGCTGAGGAAGTGAAGGCAGTGAAGAAAGCCTTGATTCCTGAAGGTGAGATGAAGCTGCCAACGGGAACCACAGTTGCCAAGCGCCCCAATCCTCAGCCTTTAGTGGGTGATGTGGACGACATTGCCAAGCTCTCCGATAAGGCGAAGGAGCTGGAAGAGAAGATTGGTGGGTTAGATAAAGAGCTAACCGATCTCATTAAGAACGGTCCTGACACAGTCGCCATTTCTAAGTCGGAAGAGCGTCTGATGCTCAAGATGGGTGAGCTGAAAGCACAGCGCGACACGCTGGCGGAAAGCCTGCAAGAGCACACCACCAAGGCGTTGCTTAAGCCCAGGAACAAGAAAATCCTCGCCAAGATTGACGAGCTGACGGACATTGACGCCAACCCCGAACTTCAGAAGCTGGCGGCGAAGGAATCGGAGATTGCCTATCAGGTGCGCTTAGCGGGTGGGATGCGACCAGACCTGGACGGTAAGCTGGCCTCTATTGCTAAGCAGAAGGACGCCATTGTGCAGCGTATGGGCGAAGAGCGTAAACGGCTCGCCAAGTTGGTGTTGGACGATCAGGATAAGGTGCTTCAATCCACCACCGAGAAGATTAACGCCATTGATGCTCAATTGGCGGAGATGAAGAACGTCTATACCACCACCCGACAGCAGAAGTATGCCATGAAGCTGGAGCAGGTTAAGGAATCGCTGGCCCACGCTGAGAATGACCTAATTGATTTTGGCTACACCTCTGACGAGATCCAGGCGCGTATGGCGGAACTGATGGATCGTAACGTAGCCGCCATTACTGGTAGAGGTACGGAAATTTCGAAAGAGTTGGTTGATGGGATTAAGAACCAAGTGAAGGACATCTCACAGCTGAATCGTTCTTCTGTGGGGTTAAAGTATTTCGTAGACGACCAGGATCAGGTTGCAGGTGGGGCGTTTAAACGTGACATCGAACAACCTATTTTTAACAACGTCATCTTGAAGCGCGAAGTGGAAACAGCCTTCCTTCGCCGGGCTGGTGATGTTAAAGCTCGGTTTAAGCTGTCGGACGATGAAAGCGTTGCCTTCCGTCGGTTTGTTGAAGGGAAGCAGGAAGCGCCTAAAGGCAAATCCGTTGAATGGCGCAGAGCTGCTGAAGAGTATCGAAAGATTTACGACGAACTGCTGGATACGGTTAATGAGGTGCGCAAACGTACCAACCAACCCGCCATTCCTAAGCGAGAAGACTTTGTGCACCACATGCGCCAAGAGGCAGTGCTGGATGATCTTATCGTTGATCCCAAGGAAATTGACAATTACCTGAAGCTCAAGCGCAACCAGCCTAAGCTAGGGTTTGAGAACAAGCGGTATGACATCATCCCTGAAGAGGAGCTTGGTGGGGCCTTCGAGGCCTTAGAAGCCTACATCCACAAAGCTGCCCGCTACGTGGCTCATGCTGAGGATGTAGACAAGCTGCGGTTTCTTGCCCGTGAAGCCCAGGCTGCTGGCAAACCTAACCTGGCGCAGCGTTTCGTTGATCTAGCGAACGTTGCCACAGGTGATGCTGGCCGTCTTTCACAGAAAGGCTTGGAGCTGGCTACAGGTGGAGTGTACAGCAAGGGCCTCCAATCCTTCCTCCAGTCCGGCATGACCAACTTCATCAAGAACGTCATGGTGGGCAACGTTGGAGCTGCTGTTAATCAGGTGAATTCCGCCATCATGAATGCTGTGTACATGGGGCCTAAGAACGCCATTCAAAGCGTTGTAGGCGGCATGACAGCCAACATGTGGGAGCAAATCATCAAGGCGTCAGTGAACAAGAATTACCGCTCCTTCGCTCGCGCCAACTCCCAGGTGGTGAAGCTGTTTGACGTGGAGGATGTGCGTAGACTGGGGCTGAAGGGTGTATCAACGGCTGAGAAGGTCGGCACCGCCATGATGCGGTTTACGAACGAATCTATGGTAATTGGTACGTTCAACCGTGCTTATAAGCTGGCTAGGAATGCAGGCAACAACCATGAGCTGGCTGTCAAAATAGCGGATGAAATAGCAGCTCGCAGCCAGGGTGTGTATGAGAACATGTTCCGTCCTTCTGCCATTTCCTCTGGTAGTGAGGTAGGTAAGCTTATCGCCCCCCTAAACACTTACGTGTTCAACGCCGCCAACGTGCTGATGAAGGATGTTGCTTTCGCTGCCCTTCCAGCTGAACAGAAGCTCCTCGCCATTGCTCAAATTGGGGCTACAGGCTTCATTATGAACATGGCGACTAACGTTGTAACGGGCAAGGATGGGGTGAGTTTGGCTGATTTCGTGCCTATGCTCCGTCCCGCCATGTATGGCTTCAGCGGCCCTCTGGCGTTGATTAAGAGCGCCACAACGGGTAATGGGTTGGCTGAGACAGCTTTGTTGGTGGGCAACCCCCACGGCTTTGGCTTACAGGCCATTAAAACAGCCAAGGGACTGAAACGGTTAGCAACAGGTGAAACAAGCGATTTACGTGAGATTTATTCTGGTCCTATACGGGAGAGATAACATGAGGTCGGTTAAGTAGGGTTTTATGAAGAAGCAACCAACGAAGTGGAAAGAAATAGCTTTAGTGACTTTAAGCGTTATAGGAGGTGTGGTGGGTGTATCGAGCTTATCAGCCAACTACGTTACTGTTAGTCGTTATCAGGCCGATGTCGAACGGCTCTATGCAGAAATTGTCCGAATCCACAAAAGGCTGGACCTCTACGGTGTTCCAAAAGCCCCGAAGTCAGAAGAAAGAGAAGATTAAATGTCCGGTAGGATGTGGTTCAGTGGAGTATCGGGAAGAAGGTAAGTCGGGTGCCCTGGTTTGCCATGACTGTGGGTGGGTATATCCATTCGACTGTGAAGGTCATTTGCTGCAACCTCATAAGATGTCGGCAAACAAGAAAACTGGATGCGGTTGCGGGAAGTGTGGGCGGTAAGGACATTCACCGGAGTGTTCCAGCCCTGAACCAGGAGGTGCATTAGCGCCTTCTTATCGTCACTTCTATGGTAGCTGCCGCCTGGTGGCTGCTTCGTCCTAGGTGCCACCCTTAGCTTTATATCCCACCAGTTGTCCTTAAACAGCTCTAGCAGCGCATTCTGAAGCTTCTCGTAGGAAGTAGCTAGGGTGTTGCTGTCATCCAATTCCACCTTCCGTTGCACAATTATATCCCCTGTATCCAAGCCTTCATCCATGTAATGAATAGTCACCCCTTTGGGACTTCTTTCTATCCAACTCCAGAAGTTAGGATCGGCCCCCCTATTCCAGGGTAGGTACGAGATGTGGAGGTTGATAATCTTGTCTTTGTAGGCAGCTATGACGTCAGGCTTCACTTTATGCCTATAGCCGTGGCTGACAATGAAGGAAGGACGAAGGGTGTTGAGGTGGTCTAGGGTGATGGGGTGTTCGGTGTGGACAACAACAGGCTGGACTTGCTTTAGAAACTGGTAAATCTGCGATTCAAAAGACCCTAGAAAGAGGATCATACCGGCTGACCGCAATCGGGGTTCGGGCATACTTCCATCAACTCCCCCCTTCCCAATCTTCGCATCTCTGGCTTTGAGAAGAAGCTTATCCACACCTTCCCGCACGCAATGCACATCCGCTCCACCTCCACCACCAGTTCTTCCTGCTTTTGCTTTTCCATATGTATTTTATATGAAACACCTATGGAACCTGTCAAGCGGTACGAACGGTTTTACGTACGGTTCTGAACGGTATTAGATGTTCTTTAGTGCAACAGCTGTTTCACTTTCTCCGACGGTAAGTGCACCAGATGAGAATGGATGTAACCGGCGTGATGTAGCTTGGGAAGCTTTCATTCTGCCATTGAACTACACCCGCGAAAGTGTTTAATTTAGAGACGTTTGCAGCACAATTGCTGTGGAGGCTGGCACCACTTCCGTACGGTTTTCCGAACGGTTTGAGAGCAAATGCAAACCGTACTGTGCGCTGATGACTTTACCTGCTGCCACGAGGTCTTCCTTCTCCGCACCGATGTACAGTTGCGTGGTACGGATGTCGGAATGTCCAAGAACCTCCTGAGCTGTAGCAGCATCAATTCCACCCTTCACCATTGTCCTTCCTCCCGTTCGCCTTAAATCACGAACCTGGAAAGGCTTATAGCCCATGGCGATAAATCTCTTCATAACCTTCTTCCATTCATGTTCAAACCCCGTAAAATCGAACAACTTACCCCCCGTAGCTGTAGCCACCAGCCATTGCATAACCTCATTATTAGAAATGGCGTAGGTTTTATAGCTTTTGGACTGTTGTCCGTGCAACTCCTCCCCTTCCCAGGCTACGTTTGCTGTGGTGAGCTGGCGGAGGGTTTTGAGGCGTAGGGTGCTGTTAACGGCTCCTAGGACAATGCGTTGAAGACGAGGTGAACACAGACTAAGAAACACTTGCAACTCCAGAGGCTTTACAATACGTTTACGGCGTAAGTGACGTTCATCCGCATCCTTTATGCCTTCTGTCGGATTTACGTCTGGTAGGACGATGTTTGGTAGCTTCTTATCTCGCTTCCATTGCCGGAGTTTGTTGTAGAAAGTGGTGAGGGTGCACTGATGCTTATTAATCGTGCTGGGGGAAAACAGCTTGCCCGTACGTGCAGAAACTTCTTTTTCCTTGGCTTTGCGGTAGTCCTCCCAATCGGTGCGTGTAATGGCGTCAACAAAGAATATGTTGCGTTTCGCCATAAACGGAAGGATATGATCGAAATGCTGTTGAAAGACATAAGAGGAGGGCTTGCCTTTTGCGTGGTGTTCCATGAAGTACTCCACTGCCTCATCCAGAGGGTACTTAACGGCCTTCTGTTCTACGCCAAACCGCTGTGCTTTGATTTCTTCCCGAATGGCGTTGAGCCTCGATACCGCCATATCAATGTTGGCAGGATTGTCAGCTAAACCAAAACACTGTTTATATTCACGGCCATTGGGCTGGATACGTATGTATACGTATCCTTCAATAACCTGAATGCCTCTAGGCAGCTTGCGTGAACGAAACCTTTTCATTAGTAAGTCCTCCTGTGCGGATGGCTGGCACGTAACCTCGATTTCGAATGTTCGTTACTTCCTCTAGGTTAAATCTTACTAATTTCTGTAGCTTATAGTATGGCAAATACCCACTCTTCTGCCATTGCCTAATGGTTCGCTTCTCAACGTTCCAGAGGGTTGATAAGGTTTCAACCGACACCAGGCGGTCCTTGCTGAGTAGCTGCTGGAGAGCATCCAGCTGTTGCAACGTTTTATGCCACAGCTCTTTGTAATAAATTGCTTCTTTGTCCACCTACTCCCCCTTCTCTAGTAACGCCAAAATGTTATCTAAGTGTTTCTGCACGCCTTTAACTAAGGCGATCTTTTCTTGTTTCTTGGTGCTAAATGGCTGGGCTTTTTTCAAGTCACTTAGTTCTATCAAGAGGTTTCGCCGATCAATTTCCAAAGCACGGCGCTCTTCCATCCAGTCTTCTAGTTTTAAGCGGTACTGTAGTTCTGTATCCAACTTACCGTGCTGATAGCCTTCGTCATATGCCGCGCTATTAGCGTGCTTTGTCCAATGATTTATCAGCTTGTCAAACCACTTCTTCATTCCCCCTCCTTCTGTGCCTCAGCACCTTCGGTTCGTCCGATTAAGACTTTTACCGTTGCATCGCCCTCATACACTGTTCCGCAGATAAAGCACTCTATGTACAAGACGGCGGCGGTAGAAAAGTCTTGCCGCCC